CTTACCAAACAGCTCAACACTCAATACAAATTAAAAATTACTTCTCTTGATTCTGTTGTATCTACACAGGATCTATATATTGAAGATCTACAAAGCATTATCTTAGTTAATAAAAAATTAACTACTCAAGATTCATTACATATAAGCCTACTAGTCCAGCAAAAAGACTTTCTCAATAAGAATATCAACTTATACAAGAAAGAATTAGACCGACGAGACAAATTCTGGAACAAACCAGCATTTGGTATTATACTCGGAGTTGCTGGCACTGTTGGACTTATACATGTAATTGACTATACTCTACCCTAGATTACTTGCTTATATAATATATTTTTCGTATATTTATTATTATAAGCAGACAACTATTTATGGCTAACAAATCATTAAAAGATGTAATTAAATTAGAATTCTCAAAATGTGCAAAAGATCCTGTACATTTTATGAGAAAGTATTGTTATATACAACATCCACATAAAGGTAAAATTAAATTTAATCTTTACCCTTTTCAAGAAACTGCATTAACTAGTTTACGAGATAACGATTACAATGTAATACTAAAATCTCGTCAGCTAGGTATATCAACCTTATCTGCAGGATATTCTTTATGGTTAATGCTATTTCATAACGATAAAAATATTCTTGTGATTGCAACCAAACAAGAAGTAGCTAAAAATCTAGTGACTAAGGTCAGAGTCATGCATGACGGGTTACCAGGTTGGTTGAAGGGTAATTGTGTTGAAGATAATAAACTATCTTTACGTTTTTCAAACGGATCACAAGTCAAAGCAATTTCTAGTTCAGGAGATGCTGGTAGATCAGAAGCACTGTCATTGTTAATAATAGATGAAGCTGCCTTTGTAGATCAAATTGATGATATTTGGGCATCATCTCAACAAACTCTAGCAACAGGAGGTGGTGCAATAATACTTTCAACACCTAACGGAACTGGAAATTTCTTTCATAAAACCTGGGTGGGTGCAGACGCAGGCACGAACGGATTTAATCCAATAAAGCTTCACTGGACAATGCATCCAGACCGTGAACAGGATTGGCGAGACAAGCAAGATCAGTTATTAGGTGAGAAGATGGCAGCACAGGAATGTGATTGTGACTTTATTACTTCCGGTTATACAGTAGTAGATGGAACAACACTTCAATGGTATTTAGAACAACAGGTTCAAGATCCAATAGAGAAGCGAGGATTTGATAACAATTACTGGATATGGGAATATCCTGATTACGGTAAAGATTATATTATATCAGCCGATGTCGCTAGAGGTGACTCAACAGATTATTCTACATTTCATGTGATAGATGTTGAAACACTCACACAGGTAGCAGAGTATAAAGGTCAACTACCTACAAAAGATTTTGGTAATATGTTAGTAAACACTGCAACTGAATGGAATAATGCATTACTTGTAATTGAGAATGCAAATGTTGGTTGGGCAGCAATACAACCTGCAATCGATAGAGATTATCCGAATTTATTCTACTCAACTGCAGATTTAACTACTATAGATACAGGTCAACAATTAAAAAAACGATACGATCTTAAATCAAAAGAGAAGATGGTTCCTGGATTTACGACTACTTCGAAGACGAGACCACTAATTATATCAAAGCTAGATACCTATTTTCGGGAAAAGGCATGCACAGTTCGATCTAAGAGGTTGATTGATGAACTGTTTGTTTTTGTTTGGAAGGGCAGTAAAGCTCAAGCTCAAGGTGGTTATAATGATGACCTTGTAATGGCGTTCAGTATTGGTATGTGGGTTAGAGATACTGCACTTATGTTACGCCAAAAAGGTATGGATTTAACAAGGAGTGCATTAGATAATATATCAGTTAGTCGAGGCTCTACTGGTGTATATTCAAATAAACCACAAGGTAATAATCCTTGGGTTCAAAAAGGACCAAAGGGGGATGAAGATCTTACTTGGTTAATAAAATAAAGGTTATTAAAGAGGAATAAATTATGGCAGACAAAACAATATTTTCTAGATTACGAAAACTATTTTCGAGCAACGTTGTTGTTAGAAATGTTGGTGGTAAACGGTTAAAGGTTCGTGATACATCTAGATTACAATCTGTTGGTAACTCAGTTACTATGGGAGTTGATAGATTCCAAAAAATGCGAAAATCAAACGTTAATTTTGGTTACGGTACACCAACTATGCAAAACTTTTCATATAATAAAAATGAATTGTATACAGACTATGAGTCTATGGATACTGACGCTATTATATCTTCAGCTCTAGATATATATGCAGATGAATCGACAATGAAAAATGAATTCGATCAAGTATTAACTATTCAATGTCAAAATGAAAACGTTCAAAAAATACTTCATAACTTATTTTATGATATTTGTAATATAGAATTCAATTTATGGCCTTGGTTACGTAATATGTGTAAATATGGTGACTCTTTCTTAAAATTAGATATAGCAGAGGGATACGGCGTTGTAAATGTAGTACCACTTTCATCATATGAAATGACTCGTGAAGAAGGAGAAGATCCTGAAGATCCTTATAAAGTAACATTTAAGCAAGATGGTGGTACAGGTCAATTTGAATACCAAAATTTTGAAATAGCGCATTTTAGGTTATTAAGTGATGCAAACTTCTTACCTTATGGTAAATCCATGGTTGAACCAGCTAGAAAAACTTGGAAGCAATTAACGATGATGGAAGACGCGATGATGATTCACAGAATTATGCGTGCTCCTGAAAAACGAATTTTTAAAATTGATGTTGGTAATATTCCACCAAACGAAGTTGATGCGTACATGCAAGCTATTATTGATAAAATGAAAAAGGTACCTTATGTTGATCAAACAACTGGTGAGTACAATTTAAAATTTAATATGCAAAACATGATGGAAGATTTCTATCTTCCAACTAGAGGTGGTGAATCCGGTACCGGTATTGAATCAGTATCAGGTCTTGATTTTAATGCTATTGATGATATTGAATATTTGAGAAACAAAATGATGTCAGCTCTACGTGTACCTAAAGCATTTTTAGGTTATGATGAGCAAGTAGAAGGTAAAGCAACTTTAGCAGCTGAAGATATTAGATTTGCAAGAACTATTGAACGCCTACAACGTATAGCAGTATCAGAACTAACTAAAATTGCTATAGTCCATTTATACACACAAGGGTTTAAGGATGCAGATCTTGTTGACTTTGAATTATCATTAACTACACCATCAACGGTATATGAGCAAGAAAAAATAGCAATCTGGCAAGAGAAAATTAGACTTGCAACTGATATTCAATCATCAAAACTTCTTTCTGATGAATGGATATATGAAAATATTATGAATATGGGAGATGCAGCTTGGAAAACTGAACGTGAAGGTGTTATATCTGACTTGAAACTTAAATTCCGTCAACAGCAGATAGAATCTGAAGGTAATGATCCAGCTAAAACATTAAAATCGTTTGGTACACCTCACGATCTTGCATCATTAGGTCAACAATCATATGATGAGCCTAGTGATAATCCAGTTGGAAGACCTGATATAGGTATGAAGTATAAATCTACAGGACACCCAGGTGGACAGGATCCAATAGGTGATAAGGATATGCACAAGACATTTAAACCGGATAAACAACCTTTAAAACATAATTTTAGAGGTAATAGTCCACTTGCTAGAGAAAACAAAGAAATTAAATATAAAAACGTAATTAAATCATTACAATCTAAAATAAAATCTAAAAGTGTTTTGAAAGATACACTTCATGAAAATAAAAAAGAATATAATGATAAAGGAGGATTACTCGACGAAGGTAATATTATCGACGGGAGTATATAGTCTTTTTGCAAAACATCATATTTATATATGATGAAAACTACGTCTAATGGTGAAAGAATATGAGCACAGTAAAACACTCGAAATATAAAAATACAGGTATACTTTTTGAGTTACTTGTAAGGCAAGTAGCTTCAGATACGTTATCTGCAAATAATTCAGAAGCTGTCAGAATTATTAAAGAATACTTTTCTAAAAAAACTCAGTTAGGTAAAGAGCTGGAATTGTATCAAACTATTCTAAAAGAACGGTTCAGTACAGAAAATCAAGCTAATCGATTCTTAGATGCTGTATTATCTTCTAGGCAAAAATTAAATCATAGTAAACTACGTAGAGAAGTACAATCTTATTAAAGAAATTAAGGAACATTATGATATTGAAAAGTTTACTAAAGCGCGAGTGGATAATTATAGAACTCTAGCATCTACCTTTTCAATATTCGAAAATCCTACACTACCACCAGCAGAAGGTGTAAAATTAAGATATAACTTAGTTGAAGCAGTTACTGGTAAACGTGCAAATAAAGCTATTAAAAAACAAATAGTTTCAGAATACCATAAACAAGATAAAGATTTACAGTTACTGTCATATCAAATATTAGTTGATAAGTTTAATGAGAAGTATGTTGATCTATCTAGTAAGCAAAAAAATGTTTTACGTGAATACATTAATAATGTATCTAATACTGGTAACTTAAAAGAACTTATATCAACTGAAGTTCCGCATATTAAACGAACACTTCGTAACAAGATACGATCAATGAAAGACCCGGTTATGCGAATTAAACTTAAAGAAGTTGCAAAACAAGCAACAGCTTTAGGTAGAAGGAATGTTATTAAAGATCAAGAAGTTTTATCTTTAATGAGATTCTACGAGTTAATCAAAGAACTTAAAAATATTAAATAAGGTTTATAAATGGAATCATACATTAAAAAAATGTTACATGAGCTAGAAGAATCTCAAGAAGAGTTGGATGAGATGAGTGTGACTGGTAATCTTGATGGTGGTGAAGGACCTCCAAAGACTCCATTTGCTTTTGGTAAAGGTCGTAAAAAAGATAAAAAGAAAACTAAAGATGTTGCTACTAATAGTACTGGTATGACTTTAGTAAAAGAAAAACCTAAACGTACATTTAAAGGTACAATGGGTGAGTCAGTCTATAAACAAGTAATGAGTGAAATCAATTATCGCGAATACAAAAAAGATGATTCAATGTCAGCAAAGCAAAAGGTTAATACATCAATTAAAGAAGTTAATCGAAAGCTTTATGAAATAGAACGAATAATCCATCAGAACAACAAGTTAAAAACTGAGATGGGTGTAACTAGTGAAAACTATTGGAAATCAACACGAGCTAAATTTAGTAAAATTAGTGAACGTATGGTACGGGTAGGTCACGCAATGAGAAAGTTAGGATCATAATGGAAAGAAAAATACTAGTAGATTATATACCATTCAAGGTATCCCCGCAGCAAATAAATGAATCAATGTCTCTTAATGGTGGTAGAGTTATTGTAGAGGGTGTATTACAGAGATCAGGTGCTAAAAATCAAAACGGTAGAATATATCCAAAAGAAATTCTTGCTCGTGAAGTAGCTAATTACAAAAAAATACAAATTGCAGAAAAGCGAGCTTTAGGTGAACTTGACCATCCTGAATCATCAGTAGTAAATCTAAATAATGTTTCACATAACATTTTAGATTGTTGGTGGGATGGAGATGATGTAATAGGAAAAGTGGAGATTCTAGGAACACCTTCAGGAAATATACTTAAAGAATTATTACAAGCAGGTATACTACTTGGGATTAGTTCTAGAGGATTAGGTTCAGTTAGAGAGCTAGATGAAGGTACAGTCGCAGTAGAGGATGATTTTGAACTTATATGTTGGGATTTTGTATCTAATCCATCAACACATGGTGCATTTATGAAACCTATACAGAGTGAGGGTGTACTAACTGAAAGTGCAATCAAGCAAAATCAAAGTTATGTAAAAGTAAATACAATTATAAGAGACATCCTTTGTGAGATGGAAGGTTGCTGTCCAGTAGACTAGAGAATAACTATGATTAGAATGAAACAAATATTAAGCGAATCTAAACAAGAAGAAAACTATAGAAAGCTGAACGGTAAGCAAAGAAAACTTGTACTTAATGCAGTAAATAAATTCAATAAGTTTGAACAACATATATACAGACAGAAAGATGTACGTGAAGTTATAGAAGCAATTAAGACTATTAGTGAATATGCTGGTAGAATGGCTTTAGATGAAACTGAAGATTGGTTTGATGGTGTAACTGTTAAGAAGGATGTTAAAGAAATTTCTAACGCAGTTAAGTTGTTTGAAAAAGCAGCTAAAGAGGTAGGTACGCTACAACATAGAATTGAAGCTTTATATGAAGACATTGGTGGTAAGTTAAGTCGTTACTATGAGATAGCAGATATAGATAGAACGGTACCAGTAGCTCCTAAAAATGCAACTATCAAAGAAAAACAAGTTTTTTACACTGATGATAAAGGTAGAAAGCGTAAATTCGACGACGGTAAATAAAAACTACTAACAGTTGGTTTCTTTAATTATTTTTCGTATATTTAATATAAATTAAGTAATTAACTAAAATAAATTAAATGGCTTATACAAGAAATCAAAAGCATCGTAATCAATCAGATACGAGCGCTAGGAATCACGATTCCAAAAAGAAACATTTCAAGAAAAGAAAGAAGTTCACTCGAGAGGATTATCAGATTCCAGGATGTGCTACAGGTATTAAGGTACCTGAAGGTTCAAGTATTGACATGGCATTAAAACGTTTTAAAAAAATGATGAAAATGACCGGAATAATAGATGAACTTAAAGAAAGAAAGAGGTATGAAAAACCCTCTAAACTCAAATATGAAGCTAGAAAGAGAGCAAAAGCTATTGAGAGTAATAACACTATACGTGATATAAAGCGTGAAAGCAAGCAGTGTTGGACTGCAATTTTAGACGGTCAAGCACAGTAAACGTTTATATCATAATAAATTAAGAGAAACCCGAGTGGTTTCTTTTTTTTTTGCATATTTATTTCTAGATAAGAATACACTACGCTTTTTTAAGCATCTATGTAGTGTGAGTATATAGAAACTAATTACTATTAAGAATCCCAATATTCTTATTTCTACAAACAAATTTAAGGAGAATAGACAATGAATAATCTATTAAAAGAAGCAATCGCTGATGCTAAAGCTGTCCGAACGACTGCACTTGCAAATGCAAAACTTGCTCTTGAAGAAGCTTTCACTCCAAAACTTCAATCTATGATATCTGCTAAAATCCGTGAGGAAGCAGAAGTAGAAGATTTAGAAGAAATGAGAGAAGACGAACATGGAATGGACGAAATGGAAGATCATAACGAAATGCGAGAAGACGAGCACGGTATGGACGAAATGGAACACGACATGGAAGAAGGCGGAATGAGAGAAGATGAGCACGAAATGGAAGAAGACATGGAAGACTACAATGAAATGCGAGAAGACGAGCATGAAGAAGCGGTTGAAATGGACGACGAAATGGAAACGGAAGGACATCACGAAATGCGTGATGGAGGTATGTTAGACGATGACATGCACGAAACAGAAGACGATTTAGAACTTGAAGCAATTATCAAAGAGCTTGAGGATGAAATCGAAGAAGATGAACATGAAATTGAAGAAGGTGAAGACCTTGAAGAAAGTAATGATGCATCATCAGCTATCGGTGGATCCGATAACAAACAACCTGCACCAGCAGCTAACGCAGACAGCACAGATGATTCCGAAGGAACAGGTGTGAAGGTCGTAGCTGAGTCAGAAGACGGAATGGAAGGTGAATCTGAAACTTTAGATACTTTACATGAAGAAGACGAAGACGAAATCGATTTAGAAGAAGTCATCAAATCTTTACGTGAAG